CACACTATCTTCTAATACTGTGACCAATTTAGCATAAGACGTAGATAACGCTGCATTACTAGGAACAATGTCATTTAAAATAATAGGACCTAATCCTGAAGATAGTACTCCGGTATTTCCGGCAGTGCCGTCGCCGGCTACACTGACTACTTTTGACCAAATATATTCAGTAGCATCTGGTCTAGCTGTTTCAACTGGAACTGCCTCACCATCCTTAGAAAATAAGTATCCGGTTGGCGGTGTAAACTTTAATAATGCGCCGGGCTGTATGTATTTTAAGTTAGACGAAGTATAACTTCCTACTCGCTTAGGAGAAACTGTAAGACTGTTAGCATCCGTAAAAAATCCAGATGAAATATTAACAGCATTAGTTTCTTGAGACCACACAAAGAAATCAACCCCTTGATTGATACTAGGAAATTTATCTATGTAGAAGTCTTTGATTTTTCTAGATTCTAAAATAGGCTCAACTTGATTTCTAATAATACTTTCGATATCAGTACGTAAAGATGCAGCAAATGTGAAAGCATCAATTGTTGGCTCTTTGTAAATAATTCCGTCTGTAGCAAAAATATTTGTTGTAGAATATTTTCCGGTTGAATCTTTTAAATCAAAGTATCTACTGATACCGGAACTAACTCGATTTATTGATTTAATTTTTACAATTTCTTGATTAATACTTAAAGGATATACGTTATAATCCTCACCGGTGATCATTCGATTTTGTGTATAATATGTTGCTGGCGCATTTGACTTAATAGAGTCAGATGTTTCAGCAGCACTTGCATTTGTCACTGTGTATTTTAAACTCAGTGCGATTGTAATAACTTCTTGTTTACCAACACGACTGATATAAGGAACATCAATAGTTACATTTCTAATGTCATTAGGATTGATAGAATATCCTAGACCGTTACCGGTTCTATAATAAACTTTAAAATTACCCTTTGGCAGATTACCGAACACGCCGTCTGTGAAGATTAAACGTATACGATCAGATGATCTTGATAATACAGAGTATATATTTCTAATACTCTTATTAACTGAATTATAAATTACGTTGTTGCCTTCAACTGCATCAACTTTGGTCCATAGGTCGCTTTCAAATCCGATAGAGTCAAGACCGTATAACCAAACATCCGACTGGTTAACATTTTCAGTTTCAATATCAACTGTTTCACTAGTGCCAGGGCGCTCGATAGTAAATGACGATTCTTGTAGTGCGCCTTGGCGGAAATGTAAGAAAAATCCAGTGTTTGAACTAGGAGAGCCACCGCCGTCATCACGATATAAAAATGCTAGACTGTTTGTAGGAAATGGTGCTTCTTCATAAATCTTGTCCGATCCAGTAAACGTAGTAGACACAACTTCAAAGTCCATGTTGCGACCGTCGATACTTTTACTAAAACCATAAACTGGAATTTCAGTGTTTGAAGCATTAAATCTGTATTGCTCGCAGGGAACGCCGCTGATAGTTGACGATGCAGCTGGTTTACCAAATTGACTAGTATCAGGCAAGGCAGTGTTGATAGCTTTGATAAATTGCTCGTACCAGTTGGCATTAGCACTGTCGTTCCATACAATAGTTTGTCCTGATAAGTTGCGGCCGTTACTGTCAATAATGTTTTCAGTCGTAGATACTGATGTAAATTTTAGAAGGCCGTTCGCAGGCTGATTACGCTTAGGATTATATGATAGTAGACGTGCTAAACGTAGTACAGATTCTCTACGCTCCGCTAATTCAAGGAAGTTATCACGTGCATTTAAATCAAATCGGAATGCTAAGTTTTGGCCTAAAAATGCAATAAGATCGATAAGAGCTAAGTATTCACTTGACTCTATATAATCATTAAAGTCTTCAGGATAATTTTCACGCAGATACGTGATCATTGTACGACGAAGATTATCAAAGTCGTAAGATTTGAAGTCTGCGTTCTTAAAGCTCTGGTATACTTTTTTCCAGTCTTCCGCAGCTATTAATTTATTTTGTCTATCTACACTTGCCATAGTATGCCCTCGATATGATATTTATCGTATTTAAAAAGTGGGCAGTTAATATCAGTTGAGTATATTATTGTCTTGATCGAAGCGGAATTTCAGTGCTTCTGATATGTTATACGGAAGATATGTTAACTCACATTCAACTTGCACTCCGCTTTCGTATTGACTTACAATTAAGCTATCAACTTGAACTCTAGGATCATAGTTCATAATTTCTGTAATGTTCTCAGCAATCGCTTCTTTTAGCTCATCTGTTAACGGTTCAAACATCAAGTCCCAAATAATGCAGCCAAATTCTGGATTTTCAAGTTTTTCACCTTGGCGAATATGCATATGATTAATAAGATCTTGTTTTATTAATGCCAAGTCATACAGCGTATAACTACCCTTAGGGTCTGATAATGTGCTTAACCCCTTGTAGGATCTTCCTGTTGGAGCAGGATTACTGCCAGCAGCAGTTCGGATAACTGTGTTTCCTGAGATTGTTTGTGCCATATACTATTTATTTCCCTATTTTCTTAAATGTATCAAGGATGTTTTTAGCAGTTTTTCCGTAGAGATTCTCATGTCCTGCCCACGGCTCGTGCTCTGGTACTCGAGGAGCCTTAATTGCATCTGCTGCATTAGCCGCTGCTGGGCCATTCATATGAATGTTGCTAGCTGTTTCTACATGGTTGCCGCCGGCTTTGATATTACTTTGACCGCCTACTGTTAATTTTCCGTCAGCAGCAGCTTTGATATTATAGTCAGTTGCTGCCATTGCATTGAAATTATTGCCGGCTTTTAAATTAATGTCATTGCCGGCTGTTAAATTAATGTCATTGTCAGCCGTGATATTTAAATCTGCTTTTGTATGAATACTGATACTGTCTTCTGCAAATATATCTATTTTTCCGTTACTGGTTAATTCTATCCAGGTTGTTCCTCTTGCATTACCGATATAAATTAAATCTTCGGAATTGTGTAATAATATTTGATGTCCTGTTCTAGTTCTAATACGAATTAATTCGTTGTGCGGAATACCAACATTGCCACCTTTTTCGTCATTCTCTACAGAAGCATAATCGGGTGGGCCTTCCGACGCTGGGGTTTTACGTAGGAAATTATCATCACCGTCATCCATTACAAAAGTGCTGCCGCCCTTCCTAGATACGAAAGTACCTTGGATTTTTCCTTGATTTGTGCCGATGTTTCCCCTAGCTGCGCCCTGTGCTCTGTCAACCGGTCCGGGCGTAGAAATACCAAATACATTTGACGGACTTTCGCGACGAGCAGAGCTAGTAGTAATTCCCCTAACCTCGTCTGTGATTAACCCCTGAGTAGCTAGTACATTACTAAAAGGATGTATTGGCTTTTTAATTTGCGTAGTATCAGTGTGTTCGGCCGGGTTTACTCTTTTGTTATACTCGCCGACTGGTTTTTTGCCGGGGGGATTTTCTGTATTAATTTCTGTAGCAGCTAGTCCCGGAATCATAAAATTCATGTATTCGTCCTGGATGCAACCAATCCACACCCATCCGACAGCATCTACTTTCATTACAACAACCATTCCACCGACTGTAGGCGGAACCATCCACATTCCGTAAGACTTTTGTGTATCATTAAATGTATTATTATTGCCCAAGTGTTCAATGCCAGTAACACCATAAAAGGGACTTAGATACTTTGCTTCTTTAATGCTTCCTTCATCGCTAGGAGCATTGCCAACTTCTCGCATAATCTGCACACGCAACGTACCCATGTACTTGTTATCAAAGTTTTCAATAACACGAGCAAGGAACGGGCCACGATCTTCGTTAGAGTTGTTAATATTTTCCGGGGTTCTACTATCGTATGTTGCCATTTAATTCTGTCCTGGTATTTTTGTATTTGTTGCTGGAACGTATGTGACTTGATTTTCAGTAGTTCCTGATTTCTTAGAATCAATAGCACGAATTGGAGCCGTACCTGGTTTAGTTGTGAGCGCACTGCCGCCATCATTAGCTGGTGGAATATATCCTGGATCAGCAGTGTCTGCACCTGTTCTTTCAGCAACTTCAGTTTTAACCGGGTCTTGCACAGGTCGACGAATTGCATCAAGTGTTTGAGTAAATTTGCCGCCACGAAAATTGTTAGTATCTGAAGTAATTTGATAT